GGTAAAGGGAAAAACAAGAAAGGTAGAGGTGCTATGCACCATAATTTGCGTAACAACAACACTCACAAAAGCTTTGTTAAAACTAACAGAGTTTTTTGGATGAGTGATCCCGATATTGAAAGTTCCATTGACTATGTTAAGGAATGGACTGGAAGTGCCTGGCGTTTTGTTGAAAGAGACGATTGGGGAGCTATTGATGGTTACATTCAGTTAATAAAATCTGATGGCTCCAAACAATATGTCTTTTATGACGAGGACTATGAAGAAGATCAACACGCTGAGATTGTTGATGATTTCTTTTCTCGTGTTACCCGCGAGTCATATGATCTTGCCCCCAATCAGCCTGTTCCCAATCTTTTCGTTGTTAAATGTCGTGAAACTGTCTTCACTCCAGAGGAAGTTCTCGCGGCTCGACTTCACGAACTTGAGGTCGAAAATTCCGCCATTCGTGAACATTTTGTCGACTGTCAGAAACGCAACGAAAGAATGTTCGCTGACATTCTCTCTGCTCTTACTAAATCAAAGGAATCCAACGGCAGTGTCAACGCTCTGCCGGTTCAACCAAAACCAGACTTTGAGTCTCCGGTTCTTGCTTTGATGCCACATGGGTGTTATCACCACATGTCTTGCCCGAAAAAGCTTTCCTCGACTCCCAAGTCTTGTTCTGTTGTTTGTTCTGGACCATCGTGTGTTCACGGTGATCAGTGTACATTGGTTGTCACTGAGTCCTTTGAGCAACCCTTGCCCTCAACGCCTAAGGCCGTGGCCGCGCCCACTGCCGAGGCTAAGGCCAAACCTCTCCCGCCCACCCCCAAGGCAAAAAAACCTGCTCCTAAGCCGGTTCGTTCGCTCGACTCTGCTGTTGCAAGTAATCCGCTTGTTGAATTTTCTGAAGATTTACTTGCAAGTGTTGTTGTTATCCTTGGTAATGAGGGTCGTGGGTATGGTATTTATACTGATCGTGGTGTTCTTACACAAAGCCACGTCATTGGTACTGGTGATTTTACTGTGGCCCCCTTTTATGCTCCTGCTATGAAAACCAATTGTAAACAAATCAATGTTAATCGATACAACGGCCATGCCGAAATTGTATTGGTTAATGCTGATGTGAGCAATTGCACTGGTATTGCACTCCAAAGTTTTATGACTCTTAATAAGAGAAATAATGGAGCTGCTGCCTCACATGGCGCAATTGTCTGTCCTTCTGGTTCTGTCAGTGGCAGCATTTCTTACAAGCCTGGTGTCGCTGATGAGCTTCTCATTGTTGGTGGCACAAAGGCTGGAATGTGTGGTTGTCCTTATGTCGTTGGACAAAAAATTGTTGGTTTTCACCTTTTTGGTAACAACAATGGTGTTAACAATGGTGGTCTCGCCGTTACTGAGCCCATCATGAAATGGTTAGGAACTTTCAAAAAAAACTAATTGTGCCCACCGTTCATCCGGTGGGCAACGTGGCGCTCATTGAGCCACGAGGTTTCTCTGAGCTATTCGGGGAAGCTTTTTTGCCCGTTAGCTCAGTTCCCAATCGTCCCTTACCTAAGTCAAAGTATGTTAAGTCAACCTTTGGCTTCGTTAATCCAACGTTCCGTCCCGCAGTTCTTCACAAGGCTGTTTATTTGAAATGGCTATCTAAACTTTCCCGTCCTCGTGGTAAACATCTCACCTCTGAGGAATATTTGCGCTCACTTGAGATTCTCAATATTGAGTTTTCCC